AAGATTTCTGTGCCTTTGCTTGAGTGCAGAAAGAACAGAAATCTTTTGACCATACTATTGCTTTCATGTGTTTTCCTTATAGTTGTGATGTGTTGTACGTTTTGGCAAAGATGTCTGATTTGACAACACCGTAATCACCAGGGCCGTGCTTGACAATATAATCATTGCCCTTGGTATAGTTTAAATCTCCCCAGCTGGCTCGGACAACACCATCATGGTCAGCCAGTCGAGCAATCTTCATGATCTTTTTGGGTATTGCTGTGCCATCACCATTGTCGTCGTAGTATGCAGCAAACTTGATGGGACTTACAGGATACTTTTCTCCCTTGGGACCAGTAATAATCTTGTGTCCAACAGTGTACTTGACTGGACCTTCAAGAGTGTCTACCGTACCATTGTCTGTGGCAGTTTCGTAGCTGATGGCAGTAGGGTGTTTGTAGGTTTGAAAACCGCCGGTATCAAACCAAGTATCATCTACTCGTGGTGCAGTTGCTGCAATAGATTGTTTAATATCATCATTCATTTTTATAGTTCCGGTAGTGCATCGTAGTCTAGTTGATCACTCATGACTCCGATAACATAGTTAGTGCTTTCAGACTCTTGCAGTGCAGTTTGTTTGTTGCTGGTGTTGACGTGCTTGTTGAACCAAGGAATAGGTGTGCTACGGGGTGCAGGTTCCAGATACTTGATACCAATTTCCTTGAGTGCAGCCACGGCTGTGTAGTCCACAAAGTCTTTGAGAATGTTGGCATTGAGTCCAATCACAGGTCCCTTGTTGAACAGGTAGTCTGCCCAGCCCTTTTCTTCACGTATCACATCCAGGTACAGTGCATACACTTCGGCTTCGCACTCGACCTTGGCAGCAGCAAAGCGTGGATCTTCTTTGACCACCTGATTGATAATGTAACCAGTCCATTCTTTGTGCAGAATCTCGTCTTGAAGAATCAAGCTGATGATGTTACCATTGCCCATGAAGATCTTGTTCTCCACCATGGCCAGGCTTGTGGCAAAGCTGACCATAAAGCGGAAGGCTTCCAGTGCATAGCTGGCATGCAAGGCCATGTAGATTGCTCTCACATGTTCTGTTTCTTCCACAGACTGTCCCAGTTCTTTGGCACAGTTGATTCTGTGCAGGTCATCATAGTACCGGCCCACACTTGATGCCATGTCAATGATCTGTTGTGTGTCGTGAATGGTGTTGAACACATCCTTGGGCACGTTGTAGATGTTGCGAATGATGTGGCTGTAACTCTTTGAGTGAATGTTGGTTTCAAAGAATGTCCAGTTGTAGATCAAGGCTTCTAGTTCTGGCAATGATACTACAGGCATAAAGATCTGACTGGGTCCACGACCTTGCAGGCTGTCTAGCGCTGTTTGGCGCAACAGGTTACTGGTAAAGATATGTTTCACTGTTTCGCTGGCATCCTTGAAGTCATTTGAATCTTTGGTCAAGCTGACTTCTTCGGGTTGCCAAAAGAATCCACGTGCTGTGGCTTCGTAGTCTGCAATCTTTTTGTATTTGACTTCTTCAAAGCGTTGGATTGTGACAGGACCCGCTGGATCCAGAAACATCTTGCGATTAAGGTAGTCTGTCTTTGTTGTTAAATTGTATTGTTGTTTTGACATTTTAATATTTTCCTGAAGCAAGCACTATCTTGCAAATGTGTTCTAGTCTTTCTATGTGCTCGTAAGCACGCCACGGTGTTGTGTCAATGGCCACAACACCGTGTCCTTTGATGCCCACAATGTCGTAGGCAATATTTCCTTCATTGTCTAATTGTAACATAGTGTGGCACTGGTCTGCAAGCTCTTGGCTAATGGGAGCCACATCACCCACATTGGGTGCCACTCGAGTGTAGCGATTCAATTCTGGAAATGCCGCACTCACTGTACTCAAATCAATACCAGCATGCATGGCCGCTATACAGTAGGTGGGATGTAAGTGAACTACTACTCGCACTTCATCGCGGTGCTGACCCATTTTTCGTTGTAGTCCAAGGTGTAGGGGCAGTTCGCCCGACGGTTCGAGATTGGCACTGATATCAGTGTATGGCTGCTCTTCCCACAACATACTGCCAACAATACGAATCTTCTTGAACTGGTCCGGCTGTAGTGTTTGCTTACGCACACCACTAGGTGTGATATAAAAATGGTCACGGTCGTGGTGACGAATACTCACATTGCCATCACGACTGGTAATCCAATTGCGTTTATACGCATCCAACATCACATCACAAATGGTTTCTAACATTACGATTTCTTTTCCTTATTTGAATAAATCCACTAGCTCTAGGGCCAATGCATTGTTACCCAAGACTGGACTCAAATCCTTGTGTTCATCTCGGTACATTTTAAGTTTTTTTGGATTGTTTGCTAAACCACTTGGTAAACTGGCAGAAACATTGCTCAATCGGTCTGCACTCTTTACCAATTCACTTCCTGGAGTTTGAGCAATCTTAGCAATGGCATTTGCCATTTTTTCTTTTCGGTTCTCTCCGCGGCCTGTTACTGCCCAAACTATATTGGCAACATTATCACCAAATTGTTGTTTGATTTGTTCCAATGTGACATCTGTATCTTCCACTATATCATGCAACCAAGCAGCAGCAATTATTTCTGGGTCTTGTGTAATTGTTTTAACACGGGCAACAACATCCGCCAAATGGGTGGCATAAGGGTGTACACCGTATTTTTGGTTCTTGTGTGCATCAACAGCAAGAGTTTTTGCCTTCAACTCTATGTCATCTGCACTTTCTAACAGTTCATTTATTTTCATACCATGTCATGCTAGAGCTTGCATGCCTCACAATCTTCTTGCTCGTCAAAATCAATCACTTCTAACGGAGCATCTTCCGTGACATTCTTGCTGCCGGTCTTGTTGATCAGGCTGTAGTAAAAAGTTTTCAGACCCCAGTAGTGTGACTGCATCAAGTTCCGAGCAATCAAGGTAGTGGGTACCTTGCGGTCTGCAAAGTGTGCAGGATTGTAAAAAGTGTTGGTGCTGATGCTCTGGTCCACATAGGCAGCGATAACTGCTGCAGTCTTTAGGTAGCCATCGCAGTCTCTTTGTTCCCACATCAACTGATATTTGTTCTTGAGTTTGTGATATTCTGGAACCACTTGTGTCAAGCTGCCAGCTTTGCTTTCTTTGACACTAATCAAGCTCATGGGCATTTCAATACCGTTGGTTGAGTTGATCACAACTGAGCTGGATTCCACAGGCGCCACTGCCATTTGTGTGGCATTGCGTACACCATGCGTTTTCATTTCTGTGCGTAATTTTTCCCAGTCAAGTTCTGGAGCAAAGTCTGCAAGTTCGTTAACACCCTGAGCACGTAGTTCCCAAGGAAATTGTCCTTGCCCATAACGTGTGTGATCACTGCCTTCGCATCGGCCACGTTCTTGGGCCAGCTCAACTGACGCTTCGGTCAAGTAGAATGCCAGATGTTCCATCCAGGTTTTGACTTCGGCTAGAGCATCCTTTTCACCGTACCGGAGGCCGCGTTTGGCGTGCCAGTAGGCCAGGTTGGTGATGCCGATTCCAAGTGGTCTAATTTCATCGTTGGATAGTTTAGACTGGATGGAAAGAAAGTCCTGATAGTCAAGAATGTTGTTGAGGCTACGATGCAGTATACGACAAGCCCTGCGCATATCTTCTGGGTTACGGAACGCACCCCAATTGATTGAGCCCAGGGTGCAAAGTGCGATACGACCAGTATCGTCATCCAGACGTTTAAAGGACTTAGTAGGTAAAAGTATTTCACAGCAAAGGTTACTCTGGTAGATGGTATGGTATTCGGGATCAAACGGTCCCTGCTTCATCACATTGTCAATAAACACCAGATAGATACGTCCAGTGTCTGTGCGTTCTTTCAAGATACCGCCCTTGAATACTTCTTCTGCGCTCATGGTCTTCTTGCGAAGGTCCTTGCGTTTTTCGTATTTGACATAGAGTTCTTCGAACAGTTCAGTGTTACTATAAAATGCTTGATATAGATCCGGAACCTGGTTGGGATCAAAGAATGTTATGTTTTCTTTGTTCTTGAATCGTCTCCAGAAGAAGGCGGATAGGACCACACCGTAGTCCATGTGTCGCACTCGTGTTTCTTCTGTACCTTGATTGTTTTTAAGCACAATAAGGTCATCAAACTGGTGATGCCATATTGGATAAAACACTGTAGCACTTGCATTACGGATACCTCCTTGACTACAACTACGCAGATCTCCAAACCATTTTTTCAAGAATGGAATCATGCCAGTGTGCATGATCTCGCCACCACGGATGGGTGAGCCCAGTGGGCGTAGTCTTCCAATCTCCAGCCCAATGCCAGCTCGCTTGCTGGCATACTTGGCCATCATTTCCCCTGAAGCAAATATACTATCCAGGTCATCATCGCTGCGTATAAGAACACAACTTGAAAATTGCTTTGTAGGAGTGCCGAGTCCAGCAAGAACAGGAGTAGCAAGAGTAAACAGGCCATCACTAGCCGCATTGTAGTATTCCTTGATGTAGCGCATTCTCGCTGTGTTCGGTTCTTCTGAGTGAAATACAGTAGCGGCCGCGACCATGTATCTAATTTGTGGAGTTTCATAAGTTTGTCCTGTGGAACGATTTTTTACCAGGTACTTTTCAATCAGCTGCTCAATGGCCGCATAGCTGTATTGTTCGTCCTTGGCATGATCCAGCATGTCATTCATGCGGTTCCAGTCATCTGGTGTGTACCAGTCCAGTAGTTCAGGTGTGTACAGGCCGGTGGCCACATTGGTCTTCACAATGTCATACAGGTGAGGAGGCTCGTAGCTGCCATACACATCTTTTCTCAACATGCTAAGACGCTGCTTGCCCGCTACATATTGATAGTTGGTATGGCCCACATCTGGATTTGATTCTACGTCGATCAAGTCTACGATTGCTCTAAGCGTGATACCATCAATTTCTTTGGTAGTAATGCCATCGTAAAAGTGCAATTGTGCCTTGATCTCTACCATACTTTGACTTACATCTGCAATACCTGTGCATATCTTAGCAATCTGAGTTTGCCACTTTTCCAACGCCAGTGGCTCGCGCTGCCCTGAGCGCTTTTGTACTATTATAGTTTTCATTATTACCTAATTTGTTGTTTTATTTCTTGTAGCGAAATGGTGTGATAGACTTTATAAGGTCCTGGGTTGATATTTAACACTTGTTCAGAGTCCCAATTAAGTATATATTTCTTTTTGTCTACCAGGACTAAATTGTCGCTGCCGGTGTCTACCAACTGAAAATCCTGCAGATCGGCTCGATCTAGCATAGCTATAGTATACACGATTCCCAGCCCGCGAGCAAGACCACAATACATGTTGTCGTCCAATAGTTGCCAAGGATCAGGCCAGGTTTCGCGATCGTCCCAATGTAGATGATATGGCTGCCAGGGGGATTGGAACCACCAGGTGTTGACAGCTTTGAGTGCTGTTTCCAAAGGCAAGGAAACAGCCTGAGACCTGAGGTCTGCCCAAGCTTGCAATCGCTCAGGAAAAGTGTGTGACCACATTAGTTGATGTGTGCTATGCTGTATCGAATGATGCCGTCACCGGCACCAGTGGCTGTGTAAGAGATAGTTACCAATGGTGTTACGGTACTTAGATTATGGGTGGCTTCTAGTGTTACACCTGTGGAGCCGTTTTCCACATAGTCGTCTGAGTAGGAAAAACCTGTGCCTGCTGTGCCATCGCGGGCACTGACCACTGTCATGGTTCCAGTTCGATAAAATTCATTTCTCACAATGGTGTAGTCCATCTTGAACGCAGGAATTTTAAGAATATCTGTGTCTACAACAACCAAGTTGGCCTGAGTGCTGTCGTCTCTAACTTCGTCTCGAATGCCTGCAGTGCGTTGATATCGTCCCAACATCAGTTGGTTGGCCTGCGTGTTTTCTTGTACATTGTCTTGGTAAAATGTAATACCTGAAATAGTCATGCCCAGAGCAATGCTGGTAGTGTCAGTTAGATTGATTCGAGGATAAGTTGCACTCTGAGCAGTGTTGCGTTCAAACATGTCACCAATGCTGACGTTGTTTTCTGCGTCAATCACAATGATACTGGAGGCAGGAAACGCTGATCCATTGAATCCGTTGCCCACGTCATAGAATGTGTTGTAGGCACTGGCGTTGTGGCTGACGCCATCGATGACAATGCCTTGTGAATGAATGTTGTCAAATGTGTTTTGCACTATACGAACACCAGTAGCACCACCGTTGACTGGGGTTGCTCCGCCCAACACAATGCCTTGATATAGAGTATCAAAATTACAGTTGCTAAAAGTTACCCCTTGAATCTGTTGATCAGTGTCTGTGGCATAGCTAAATCCTGAAAACTTGCAGTTGTTCCAGGTCGCATTACGGCTCACTGCGCTCACAGAGCTGCTCCAACGAACAGCAGCCACGTCTTCGCCGGCGTCGGCCAGCTCTGCCTGGGTTAGTGGGCCTTGCACAGTCACACTGTCAAACACACAGCGATCTGCGTACTCGATCAAAAAGCCGTCGTGAATCTGATTGGTCGCAAACTTCATGCTGGTAATTTTTACGTTGCCTGGCAAGCTAGCACCGTTGGTGCCAATATTGACTCCGGTCTGCTGCAGGCTGTCTGCAGTTTGGAACATGTATCCCGGCAGACTTTCAGCAGTCCAGTACGGATCTCCACTGGGGTTGGTTGAACTAATAGCAGTGCCAACTGGAACCGCAAAGTTGGATCTGTAGTACAAGGTGGTTGAGGTATTGTATACCAAGACTCCTGCTGCATAGGACACAGCGGAATTCCAGTTTTGCACATTAAAATTGATAATGGTGCTGTCAGGCCCATCTCCGTACAATTGGCAGTTGGGCGGAATGTTCAAGGTGTCAGTAATGATGTAGATGCCAGCAGGAAAATAGATGCTGCGGCGAGCACTAGGATTTGTGCTGCGGCAAAAAATTTGAAACAGTGCTCGATTGATGTCAGCCGTGACGTCGGTTGTGCCGTCGCCTGTGGCACCAAAATCAGTAATCACAGTATAACTATCAAGTCTCGATTGCAGACTTTGAGCCACAGGATCACTAGGTGTTGATCCTGTTTGTACAGTGTACCCTGCAGCTTCACCTTGATAGGTGTACTGTGTGGCAAAGCTGAGAATATCACTAAACTCAGTCAGTACTTCAGTGTTGCCAATCACAGGAGCACCATCTTCCAGTGTGCCATTACCAATGAACAGTCTTCGCTGGTCAACTGCCCAGCCCAGTTCAGCGCCTGCTAATGGTTGTGGTAGGTCTGACTCTAGACCTTTGCGTTGAGTAATTCGTGATATTTGTACAATTGCCACAGTTGGAATCCTTGAAATCTATTGAGTATTTAGCGTGTGAGGTAGTACTGTTCCACACGTTTCATCCACTCGTTGCTCCAGTGTGCAAACTCATCGCCTTCGATTACGTATTCTGTGTACACAGGCTTGCCCAGGCTACCGTCAGGCAGCATATCGGGCTGCTGAGCCATTAAAATAACACCGCAGTCAATGCTTGTACCGTGAGTTTCGTTGTGTGCTGCCGCATACGCTGCCAACTGCACAAAATAATCATCAATCCATTCACGTTTTTTGGGCTTGTTGGTTTGTTTGAAATCCATGATGGCCGGGCGGTTTTTCCACACACCCAGGCAGTCTGTGGTGCCAGCATATAACCCACTATAATAAACCGGAACTTCTGCGCCCCAAAATTCATTCACATGGCATAGTCCTTGCAGAATGACTTCTGCGGCCATGAACCATGAAGGATGTGCAAAAGGATTTCCAGGCAAGGGCTTCATGTCATCATGCAGCATGTAGTGCTCAAGATAGCTGTGCATGCGTGTGCCACGACTGGCTGCTTCTGTGGTAATTTCTTGTGCTTTTTGCTCGCCCACTCGCCGGCGCCAGTTGGCCAGCACCTGACGCTTTTCTTCACTCTTGGTTCGGTCCAGGATTGTGGTCACACTGGGTACCTTGCTGCCGTCGGGCAGGCAGTAGTGTCGTTTGCCGTCTATGGTTTCTCTGTTGATGGGTGTGTAGTTGTATCGTTGAGTTATCATGTGTTAAATTGAATGGTTGAGTTTTTGTTGAAGTTGTGCCAACATGTGTTGTGTCCAGTTGGTGGTCATTAGCAATTGATAATTGTGTTCTACAGTGTGTGTGATTTGATCAAACACCCAGGTCTGATCCATGCTGCATAATCTCTGTACCTGTTCAAATGCAGCTGACCATCTTTCCTGATCATTGTGTATTCTATCGTAACTTTCGTCAATCACATTGTCAAATGTACGGAAGCCCAAGGATCTAAGATTGTGTAAAAAATTTTGTCCCGAGAACATCACAAACAATCGTTGTGCCATCATGGGCTTGGCTGTTTTTTCTGTAAAAAAACTATACCAATTGTGGAATCCTGTTTCAGCTACCACGCTGTAGGCAGTTTGGTTGTATATTTCAATTGGCAAAATTCTAGCAAGTGCAATGTTGTGTTCATGATATAATACCAAATCAGTTGGCCTTGTGGCCGTTGCAGGAAACTGTTGTATATCAGATTCCCAAGCTAACCCAGTTTGAAAATTCACAGTTGGGTCAGTCATGTATGTGAGTATGCTGCTGTGTTGCAAATTGTGACTCATCACAGAATTGTACACAAAATCTCTATGTGGCTTGGGACTGCCCAACAATGCATCAAAACACAGAGGTTTGACTGTGTTGTGTTGTAGTTTTTGTATGGGTGCTGTTAATGTCTGGTAGGGCCAGGTCAATAGATCAAAATGAGCATTCCACACAATTACATTTTGTTGATCAGCTGCATCAGGATCATTTATTTGACCAGGCACGACCCAGTACACATCAGGATGATTATGGCGGCAAAACAGTTCTTGATGATACGCATGCAGCTCAGTGTCAAATGCAAACACAAGATCACTACATTGTTTGACCTGGTCAATTTCCTGTGAAAATTTGTGCCCGCCGATCACTTGTTGTAGACGCTGCTGTTCAGATTCTGGGGGTTCGTAACTGTTCAAATGATTTACAAACGCTATCTTGACATCGGCTGTGACCGCAACATACTGATCAGCTGACTGATACACCTGGTGCTGCTGCTGAAACTTCAACTGCTGTATGTAATGATCAGTTGAATAGTTGTTGCTGTAGATTGCAATCATGCGTTAGATTCTAAAGCTTTCTCCGCAGCCACACCGATCACGTTCGTTGGGATTTGAAAATTCAAATCCTTCATTGAGACCTTGGCGAACATAATCCACAGTCATGCCGTCCAGATATACTTCGTGTTTTTTGTCCACCAGCACAGAAAAATCAGGCTGAGCATAATTTATGGTACTGTTGTCACCGGTGTGTGCATCGACATATTCTAGCACATAAGCCAGACCCGAACACCCTGTGGTTTTTACTGCTAGACGTATGCCTATGCCACCGCGTTTTTCTAACAATCGTTTGATTTTGTTTCGGGCAGTGTCAGTGAACAAGATCATGTTTGATCCTGTAGTCAGCTACCGCCGCTTTGATGGCATCTTCTGCAAGTATTGAACAATGAATTTTAACAGGGGGAAGGGCAAGCTCAGTAGCAATTTCGCTATTTTTGATCGCTTCCGCCTGCTCAAGGGTACGTCCTTTGACCCATTCAGTAACAAGCGAACTTGACGCAATCGCGCTGCCGCAACCGTATGTTTTAAATCTTGCATCTGTGATTACTCCGTCAGTAACTTTAATTTGCAGCTTCATCACATCACCGCACGCCGGCGCTCCAACCATACCAGTGCCCACATCTGTGTCTTCTTTGGAGAAACTACCCACATTGCGTGGGTTCTCGTAGTGGTCTACAACTTTTTCTGAATATGCCATAAAATTTTCCTTAGTTTAATTATAAGGTATTTAACGACAAATGTCAATGCAGTTTGGTGTTAAACGCCGCGATCTTTATTCATTGCTGATTTGGCAGCGGCAGCCACAATGTTCTGAGCCTGGTTGACTGGCATTTTGGGTGGAGTAGGTGCTTCGCCACCTTTGAACACAATTGGATCCTGGGAGTCTGGTGCCAATGGTTCTAGCACATTGCTGAGAGGAGGTTGTCCCACAATATCGGCCAGTTGGTTTGGGGCAATGGTAATGCCCAGGCTGCGGGCTAATTCAATAAAGGCTTTTTGATCAATTTGTTTTTGAGCACCTGTGTCCGCAGAACGACCAGCCAGAAAACTAACCAGGCCCATGAGTTTTTCAGGCTCGGGTGTGGATCCAGTTGTGTTGGCTACTTCATCAATTCTCATTATCTGCGGGCTCGGCCCAGTGATGCAGCAGGTGTGGCAACATCTGCATCTAAATCATCAGCGGCCATGGCATCAAGGTCATCCACTTCGTCGCCCACACCGGCTGCAGCATCAGCTGCTAGATCAGCTCCAGCATCCATACCCGGGATTTCAGCAACAGGTGCGGTTTGTCCAGTTACCACGCCCAAGGCAGCATCCAGTTGTTGTTTAGTACCTTGCAAGGTCTGCATCAATGCTGTGAGAGCAGCAGTAGTGTCTGAGTTAAATTGCGTGGCTTGATCAACGCCCACTTGATTCTTGATTGAATCAACCAGGGCTGGCAATTCTTTGAACTGTAATTCACTTACATCTTCCAACATGCCTTGCATTTTGTCTACCATGTCTTGAGCAGCCAGCACCACTTGAGCTTGTTGTACTTCGCTTTCTTTGAGATAACGGTGGGCACGGCGTAGACGACTCTCAGCCACAGCAGCAGCCTGATCATTGACCATTTTTTGTTCATCGGGGCTTAGAGATTGACCCTTCTTGATCTTGTCCTGTGCCATTTTGAGTTTGGGATCAACAGGAGCTCCTGGTTTGACAGCAGGGTTAGTGATTGCTGCAGGAGCAGTCATTTCACCAAGGTGTGCTGTGAGAGCTTGTTCCATCATGACCAGTTTGAGATAGTCGGGATTTTGTTCGCTGGTGTGACAAGCTGATGTAGAACGGTGCTCGCCCAGGATGCCACGCACACGATTCAACATGTGACTGGCTTGACGACGGTTCAACTGGTCAAAGCTGAGTTTGGAACCAAAGTAGCTTTCGAATACCTGGCTGATTTGTTGGGTGGCCCGTGGTGCGGCTAGTTCATGCAGTTTCATTTGAGAATCCTCTAAGTTGTAGATATTTAGCCGAATTAATACATTTTTCTAATTCGGAGTGAACACTGTCCAGCACGGTTTTTTTGGGCTGAATCTTGGTATTTACTGTTTCGTAGAAGTCCTGATGGCGACTTCTAGTGGCTTGACTCAAGCGACAGTGTATGTCTGCTGCAAGCTGTTGGTGTTTGCTGTCCAACATTTGTATGTTGTTGGCTAGATTGTATTGATGATATTTGTCGGCCACACACCAGCTGATAGCGGTGCGTTTGTTGGCAAAGGTGTAAATGTGTCGGTCCCAGGTTCTAACGCTGTAACCTGCGGCTTGTGGTTCCAGGTAATAGTGTCCAAACGCCACATAGGAGCCTGATTGATCATCCACAATCATGTGTTCAAGATTGCGTGAAATTTCGCGTTTGGCCCAGCGTTCGAGTTTTTGTTCTTGTTCTTGTTTCATGGCATTACAAATGTTGTCACAAGATATGCAATCACAGCCAACATTGTTCCCATGATGCCCAGGCCCCAATTGATCAGCTGATCATTGCGTTTTTCACTCATGATTTGAACCATGTCATGAACTTCGCGGATCACTGTGTTGAGTCCATGAATTTTTTCCTCAAATGCGTCTAGTTTTTGCTCAAGAAAGCGATAGCGTTGAGCACACAAGTCTACATGTGCCTCCAGACTTTTTCTCTCCAGATCAGTGGTTTCTGCCATAGGTTACTCCAATGTGGTATTTATGCTAGTAAACCAAATGTTCTGCTGGTCACCTTGAGTGGTCAACACTGTGGCAATGCCTGGCTGTTCGCCCAGCCCGGCAACCATGGGCACACCTTCACAGTCTACCAAGAGGCCTGCTAGAGGATCAGGATTGTTGTGCATGTCAAACACGCCTTCGCTTTCGCTCACAAAACTAAACTGCCACATGCCATCAATTCTAGCAGGTTGAGTTATTTCTTGTGGTTGTGTTCGCAGCCCAAATATCTGTAAGAGTGTTTCGTAGTTGCGTTGCTGATTACGACTGCGATGCCAGTTTTCATGATTGTGCACTGGTTGTCCTGCACGGTCTTGGTAGGGTATTTCGCTGGAACGAAACGCACCGGTTACCCCAGTTCGGGTGCAGTCAAATAGGGTTCGGCATTGTATTTTCATTCTGCAGTTATTTAATGCCAAAAAGAAACCCCGGATTTTTTAAGTCCGGGGTGGTTCAAACTAGAGTTAAATTAGTTTGTGAAGGTTGCAGTGGCTGCTGTGGTCACAGCGTAACCAATGGCTGCTGTAAGAGCTACGTCTAGGTCTCCACCGTTGGCGAAGTCCCACGCACCAGTTGGGAACGAAGCAATGGCCAATGTTGCTGAGTTTGAAGAGACTGTGGTGAACTCATACATAGCAATAGTAGCTTGTTGCTGAATTGTCTGGATAGCAATTGCCAATGAGGTGCCGCTGACAGTAGCGTTACCAGTGAAAGTAACTGTGCCAAAGTCCAGTTTAGGACCAGCTGAGTTAACAGTTACACCGCTGACCACAGTGTTGATACCTGAGCTGAAACCAGCGCCAGGTGAAGAAGCTGCTACGGGTTGATCCATTACCACTACTGGTTGTAGATCGCCATTTACGCGAGTAATTTGTGCCATGATAAAATTTCCTTTAAGTTAATAGGCTGTGTGCCTTGCTTTTATTTATGTCGGATCCAAAAAAATCATGATTTGGGATTGTTTTGTGCTCGATTTTGAGCAGCAAAAGCATTGGGGTCAAAGCGGTTCACTGCCTTGGCATAGCCTGCAGGAGTGGCCATTACCCAGCCTTCTTGGCCAGGATGCTGTGCATCTGCTTGACGCAGCAGATCCATTTTGAGATCGTGCAGCAATATAAATGCTGTGAACGCTGCTGCCAGTGCACTGGTATTGCTGGTGGGACTCTGTAGGTATTCCACAATGTTACGGAACTTTTGCGGTGTAACTCGGGTCTGTAGCCAGTCTCCAAATTCAGACAACAGGCTAGCAGGATTCAGCGGCGCACCTACTTTGGTGTTGATAAAATCCACAGCCAGTTTGGCCAGGTCTGTAATCTTGTTGGCTCGCAGTTCCGCAGGATTAAACAAGGTGTTGATGGCAGCACCTTCTGACCGAACCAGAGCTTTTAGTTGTTTGACCAAGGCAGGTTCAGCTTCAAGTTGTTTGGGAGTTGCCGGACGTTCCAGCATGAGTCCGGGCACAGGATTAAAGCTCACACCACGCAAGGGCTGACGTGGTTCACCCTGATCACTGTACATGCTGTGGATAGCAATGCCAATGGTACTGTTGCCTATGCGCTGCCCCAAGGCACTTTGAACTGGAATTTTGTATTCAATAGTATTGGGACGGAATACATAGTTGCCAGACACAGCAGGCGGAGTGTCCATGTACAACAGGTCTCCTTTGACATAGCCACGGAATCCTGTGGGCAGTGCTGCCTCCAACACAGGAAACAACTGAGCATACAACTGAATCAATTCTGTGCGATCGCCTGAACGTCGGCTCTGTATGTCAGCCATCATCTGGGGACTTGTGGCCAGGCCATCGTAGCCTTTGGCTTCAAATCCTGATCCGTCTGTGAGCACAAACTCACCTGTAGCGGGCTTGCGTCCAAATATCACAGCAGGTTTGCCATCCCATTTGGCAGTCACTGTGCTGGGTTGCTCGATGGCCTGTTGCACAATGGTCAGAGCATCCCGAATACCTTGTGTGCCACGACGGAACACAAGATCTTCCAGGTGTTCAATTCCTTTGGCTCGGCCACCTACTCCGGCTGCTTCAGCTTCAGCAATCATTTGCACTGTGTCTGGTGCTTCAACCAATGGCATCATGCCTTGATTCACAATGCGATCTCTCAAGCGAGCCAGAAAATTCACATCACTTTCTTTCACGCCCATGTCAGGTTCTGCAAGTTCTTCTCGAGCCAAATACTCACGAAAATCTTTCAGCTTGGCATCACGTTCAGGATCACGGGCTAGATTTTGATAAATGGTTTCTACATTTTTTAGATCATCACGACCTCGGCCTGCGCCCAGCAAAGTCTGGGCCACATAGTCAGGATCAAGACCATCTCGCACCAGTTGATTGGTTGTTCGGCTGAACATGCCATTTGCGCCCACTCGAAGTCCCAGATGCTTGGCCAGGCTTGACATTAGCACGTTGCGCACCATGCCTTTATAGGCCGAGTCTGTGCCGCCGGCATAGAAAAATGTACCCCAGTCCACATTAGGAAAAAACATAAAATCTGTTTGCACAAAGCCATTACGAGCATTGCCGGCAATGGGAGTCTTGAAGTGCACTTCGCCGCCTTTCTTGACCCACTCACGAGGATCTTGACCGCTCTTTTGCACAAACTGTGTGAGTGCTGCTGCAATTTGATCTTTAGTGGTGTCTTGTAGATCCACTGCTAGATCAAGATCACCTGAGGTGGCAGCACGGCCTGTGGAGCCTAGCCAACGATCCTGTGGAAACTGCATGCCCAGTACACCTTCTAACCAACGAATGGTAGCAGGCACATCTGCTTGATTGATACGCTGGGTGGCCGGATTGCCGGCAGCGTCCTTGAATACGTTGCCGCCTTCTAGTAGTTTCATCTGCGTTTGCTTTCTGCGGTCGCTGTTCTTGTTAGTTGTTTACCCGGTGTTACAGATCCAGGTGTTGGCCGCAAGTTCATTATGTTTTGAGCATTGAATGATGCTGGGTTAGAAGTTGGTGTTGCGCCGGCAGCGGCAGCAGGAGCAGCGGCAGCAGCGGCAGCAGGTGCAGCAGGTGCAGCAGGTGCAGCAGGTGCAGCAGGTGCAGCAGGTGCAGCAGGTGCAGAGCTGCCCATTGCAGATTCTATTCTTTCAATTGCCATGGCTTCATCAGTATTTCTAGGGTCCAGCCGCTGTGCACCAATGTTGATTGATCCGTCTCTATTTGCTTTCAGTTGAATCAGTTGAGGGTCTGCCTTGGGATTTGTCTTCAGTTCTGCTTGTATTTTTTGAATAATCAACTGGTCCACACGGTCGCCTGTTAATTTATAAGATCCAATGTTGTAGCCGCCGCCAGGATTTGCCACTATCTTGGGCATGGTTCCAGACATCATGCGACGTTTGTCCGGGTAAAATTGTGTCAAAGACATAGCGTCATAGGCAGTTTGACTCAGAGCTTGCCATTGTGCCAGTCGTTGCTGTGCTGTGGTTGGCTGATCAAAATTCAAAATGTCTTGCTTGGCCGCGGTCAAGCGATCAACCAAGACTTTTGCTTTGGGCTGGGACAATTCATCCACGTTGGCAGGCAACCCTTGTGTGTAATCAGTGCCAACAGATCCCTTCATCAACACCTTGTGTAATCTAACATCAAGATCTCTCGCAAGTTCACTCCTGGATGCCGGAGATAATTCCTTGCGGTCTAGCACTTTTTCTTTTTTGAGCATGTCAGCAATGGCCACGTTCCAGGCCTGCATTTCTTGTTTGGCTGCTTGAGCAATTAGTGGACGAGCTTGCTGGGCCGCTGCTTTTTGTCTGGCATCTCCATACGCAGAGGTCACAGTACCTCCTGCATCGCCTGTGTCAGGCACACTGATACCAGCACCTTGTGCAAATCCTGCCCCAAATGCTCCTAGAGCGTTTTCATTCAGTCGCAGGGTAATTTCATGAATCTGCATGTGTTCTCCTGACAGATCTTGAAAATTTACCAGAATCTCGAGTGCGAATGGCATTCAGTAGTTTTCTAGTGAGATTGTCCGCTTGCTCAGTTGAATACTCCAATTCAATCTGCTCCAGTAATCGTATGGCAGAATCAATCAAGTTGCTGGCACGATTTTCAATCAACAAACGGCGATCACGTTCTACATACAACGTGTCCAGTTCTTCTAGTATACTGCGTGTCTTTTTTTGCATTTCGGCGGACCTTTGTATTATTTAGCGCAGACCCTTTGGGAATAAATATCTACAACGAGGACACAATCAATGACCAGCCAAATCAACCCCAACAACATCGACGGTAATTATCCAGTACCCGGTGTGCCCAACAACACACAGGGCTTTAGATCAAACTTTACAGAAACTGCAACCAATTTTCAGTATGCTGCCCAGGAAATTACTGACTTACAAAACAAGTCGGTGCTAAAACAGGCCCTGGCTGGTACTACTCTGGACAACAACATGTCAGACAACTTGATTTACGCCGTTAAATTAAACGACGTGAGTTACACGTATGTTGCACTCACTGCAACAGCCGGTGCAATTGCAATCGATTATGCTGCTGGTCAGTTTCAATCTATTACCACATCAGGGTCTGTGAGTCTGAGTTTTACAAACTTTCCCCCATCCGGGTCAGCCGGCATAATCAGACTGAGCATTGCCATTACCAACACAGCATACACCTTGACCTTGCCCGCTGCGGTCAGTCTAGGCACCACAGGCATTCAAGGGTACTCTGCAAACGTGATTACTTTTGCAGCGACTGGAACTTATCAATTTGAATTCTCCACGGTTGATTCTGGAACTGTGATAACCATATTTGATCTGAATCGTGCTCTCACTGCGTATACCAACCCATTTGGGTATGTTGCTGGAGGTGGTGGCACTGTGACTCAGGCCACTAACAAAGCCACCGGTGTTACACTAAACAAACCCAGTGGTCAAATTACTATGCAAAACACCAACTTGGCCGCTGCTACCATAGTGAGTTTTGTATTGACCAATAGCACAATTGCTGCCACTGACTTGTTGGTTATTAATCATGTGTCTGGTGGAACCATTGGGTCGTACACTCTTGATGCCGCATGTGCAGCCGGTAGTGCCACCATCTATGTCAGAAACAACACCGCTGGTGGTCTTGCTGAAGCACTGGTGCTACGCTATGCTGTGGTCAAAGGCGCTGTGGCGTAAACTCAAGTTCGGCGTTTTAAATCAAATCTACCAGGTCCGGAAATGCTGTTTTCCAGCTGTTGTTACGCCTTGAATCCCAGGTGGCAACAAAATCTCGCCATTCATGCAAGGTCAACGTCTGCGGCAAATTGCTAATCATTTTGTGTATCACGTGAGTGCTAGGGTATTTTGTCAAAATCAAATGTCTAATACCTGGAGACATTTTGTTTAGGTCCCATATTCCATGACAGGGATGAACATTTATTTCTGTTTTACCACCGCCGTAGTTTGTGGCCAAATTTTCTGAGATCCATGTTTCTACGCGGTCAAAATAATAGGCATTAAGAAAATTAACTGTGAATTCAATTCTAAACATCACGTTCCGAATGTCTGGATTGTGTTTGATACGCAACAGATTGTCACTGACTTTGTTCCAGGGCAGAGGCCAACGCACATAATCAAACTGTTGTTCTATTCCGTCTATGCTGGCTGCAAAGATCACTGTTTTAAAGTTGCGCCACATTGCCAGGGTTTCATCATTGGGATATATTGACCCATTTGTTGTGTAGTGCAAGGTGACCTGGCCAGGATTTGAAATATGTTCTAAAAATCTAAGATGTGTGTCTGTAAATAGTGGTTCGCCGCCAAAAAATTTGATATATTTAATTTTGTCCAAGGACACAGCTTTTACAATTTTGGCAATGTACTGATCAACAATTGTTTTATCACTGTGAAATTTTACCGGTTGATTGTTGAGTTTTTGAGTTTCCTTGAGCCACAAAGAGCTGGATTCTTTCTTGCAAATCACACACGCTGCATTACACTCGTTGTCAAGATGTATGTCTATACTGACCGGATCAAGGGATGTTTCATCGTTGTCAATCCAATCAACGCCACTTTGTCTAAGACTTTGTTGTCCAGCTTGTTCTAATACGCGGCAACGGTTACATTCAGGAGTCCAGTCTGTTATTGTGTTTAATCTTTCCTGTCTGTCCTTCAACAAATCCGTACCTAGCAATATCCCTTTACGCTGGTAAAGACAACAAGGGTTAACACCAACCTCATTGTTTCTGCCAATTTGAAACGAATACCCATTGGATAAGTATCTACAAAATTGATTTATCATATCATGACGCCTTGATCTGTCCCAGCAACTGTTTTAGTTTGGCGCTTTGAACGTCACCACTGACCTTAGCAACATCTCCCTGCTTGACCATGGGCTTGTCCCAGACATGTGTGCCGCCTGCAGGTGCCGCCCAGGCCGAATCGGAGCTTGCAGCAACCTGGCTCTTGGCCTTGATACTATCCATGATTGAACTTTGCGGTTTGTTGTAGCCGTTTTCGTCTCCGCCTTCATCAGTAATGCGCATGGTTTCAATGTTGTACTCCAGATCAATTTTTTGACCAACGCCGGTCGAGCTTCGAGATTTCATGCACTGTATTTGATACTTGCCGCGCTCTTTCATGGAGCGACTGGTAAAGATACCAAACACATTGTCTGCTGTGTTGATTTTGCTGATGCCACCAGAAATATGACTGTGATCAAATTCCATTTCTTCCACTGCTGATCTGTTCAACTGACTGGCTGTTACCAACAAAATGCCCAGTTCCTTGGCCAGGTTACGCAGTTCTTCACTCACATACTTGTCTTTCACAAAGAGATCGTTGGGACTGACCTTGGCACTCACAGGCATGACCAAGTCAAGATAATCCACCATCACAAAGTCTACACGGATACCTGTTTGTATTTGTACTTCTTTCAAGTAAGCACGAATGTCATTCACATTGCTTTGTGCTGGCAAACCTTTCACACGATACTGTCCAGACTTCTTTTGAATCATTTTGACCTTGAGCGCTGTGGTCTCAATGTCCTTGCGAATCTCCTTGGTGCTCATGCTGGTCAGCATTGCATCACTGCGCAAACTGGTTAGTTCTTCCGAAAGTTCCAGTGTAATGTACACACCACTTAGGCCTTGTTGCAACCAGTTCAAGGCAATGTTCATCATCACAAGACTTTTTCCCGAGCCAGACCCTCCGGCAAAGATGTTCAGTTCTCCACGACTGAATCCGCCATACAGCAGTCGATCCATTTGTGGCCAACCTGTTGAAACTTGCCCTCCAGCGTTGAAGTACCGGTTGATACGAGCACTGGGATCTGCAAAGTAATCTGTGCCCATGTCCTTGGTCAGACTGATCTGCACAGCATCCTTGATCAGTTTTTCCACAGGATCATAGTCGCCTTTTTCCAACAGGTCTGCTGCTTTCAAGATAGCACGTTCCAGTTCCTGTCGCTTGGTAAAGTTTTCAAACTCCTCCATGAACCAGGCATGATGTCCTTCATTGAATTCATCTAGATGCTGTAGTTTGATTCCTGTGGTTGCAGCAATTTGCGCAGCAGTGGGCAAGGTGCCGTGATCCGCACTGTGTGACTTGATAAATTCAGCCGCAGGTCTTACGCTACGATCAAAGTTTTCTGGATTGTAGATGTTCTGCACACGAACATAACTTTCTGCATCCTGAAGTATCATCTCCAGGAACAGTCGTTGTACATCAGTTCCGTAGTCTTTTAACAAGTTGTTTCTTTCTTAATTCAATTTTGATCTTGGATGTTTCTCTAGCTTGCATGATAGTTATCAGTGTTCCTAACTTACCATATTTCTTCACGGCATCGTTGACATCTTTGACCTCTGCAGACCAGTTGGGTATGCTCACTGCCCAGTTCAGTTCCATTGCTCTGTCAATAAGTTCTAATCCAGCGTTGTCCTGGTCAGGAACTACTGTGATTTCTCTGCCCAAGCTACGAATCAATCTTGCTTGTGCATCATTAATATCGTTGTGCATCACAGCAAGGCCGCCAATACTGAGCGCATCAAATATACCTTCCATGACCAATACATGTTGCCACCCTGGGTGCTGTAGATCAGTACCAAACACATATCCAGGTTGTGTTTGATTAATATACTTGGGAATCTTGTTATCTAGAAATCTAGCAGTGAATCCCACAATCTTGTTGTTGTGTGTAAACGGCACAATCACGCAGGGTCTGATCCAGTGGACTCCATCAGTGCGTATGGGCGTCATCATGGGAAAATCTTCAGGCACAAATCTATCACGACAGTATTCCCAGTACTTGGGATGCTCTTGAGTGATCAGTTCTGACGCAGGTGGCAGTTCACGTTCTTCAAAATCAATGTCTTGCAATACGTTGGCCACACGTTGTCTATCTTCTACAATACCGTAGATGCTGCGATGCCGCAAGCTTTCAAGATTGACCAATTCTATTTCACGTTCAGGCACACCCATCCAGCCCAAGAGCCTGCGGGCCTTGAAACTTAGTGTACGGCCAAGGATAAAGCTAGCGGTGTACCCACAGTTGAAGACGTTTTCACAATC